TTGATATTGGAAGAACATCTTTTGAAATACTTAAAGAACATTTTGGAGAAATAGTATATCAGATCGTACAAGAACTGAAACGACAGCGCTTAATTCGCAAGGACAAATTATCACAAATGATCCGTCCAGAGTGAGAGCGTATCAACCATCCCACACTGTGCATGGTTTTCCTGCAACTGCTTCGGCACTTGCAAATACAGATTTCTATTTCCCGTCAATTGATTTAAGTGTGTGGCCCTTGGATACTGGCGAAGGCACACATCGTATCCCTGCTGCAGCACCATTCTTTTATAGTACCGAAACCGCAGACAATGGCGCTGATTCAGCACCCAACCCCGCCGGCTTTGGTTCTTCTTCGATTGGTGAATTATCACACTTTACTGATTGGTCAATATACTTAGCAGATTTTGCCCCAACTGCTTCGCTCTGCTTTCATCACTACCAGTTGGTTGGCCTTAACGGTTACATCGATGCAACACATACCGGGTTTAATAGCAGGGGTGACAGCGAAATGGATCACCCAACTTGGGTGCACTTTGCTCCTCGATGGAAGGTTATGGAGCAATCTGAGGGAACTTTTTCTAAAGTTAGTTCGGTCGATGGAGATGATGTGTGGTCCAAGAGAGGTCCATGGCACGATTCTTACGATGATTACGCCGATGATATTCGTTACATAGCGAAAGATTACACAATTGTACCAGAATTTAGAATTTCTGAACATATGGATTATTATCTAGACCCGTCAAAATCAATATTGTCTTCTAAAAATAATAAGATTTTTACCATTGAAGGCGCCGCATACAGCGCTAGCGCAGACGACGAAAGTTCAGGTTCAGATTCAGATTTTATTAAAACTTATTTGCATTCTGATTTTGTCAAGTATTTCAATTTTAACGTAACAGACCATAGAAAAATGCCGGGATCTTTGATGCCTACTGAGGCCGGTGTTGCAATTGCCACTCCGGAAAGTACAACCGGCGAGCCTCAAGTCCTTACAATATCTTGTAATGCTATCATGAAACTTTTGCCGTATAACGGTTTTTACCCAGTTAATCGCACTGTTCAGTTGGGAAGTCTTTTGTCTCAATCCTTTGGGCCTTATTTGGTTGGGTCGAATTACGCCGATACTGATCCTGGCGACGATTATGAAGGCCCTCGCCGCATGCAGGCATTGTTGCAACCATTTTTTGCCCCTGGTATTATGTTTAATACTGTGAAGTCGGGAATTGCTGTTGATTGGCCCTCTTTTACCGGCTCTGCAGAACCAACCGAAACACTTGCTTCTGCCGTATTGTCGGTTATGGGCGCAAGATTTTCTAACTATCTTTCACCCGGCCACAATGCAGACGGCACTGCAGACCCTGAAACCGTACACAATTACCGATTACCTTTTGAATCTTTGGTTAATCCTTCACAGTATCTTCCCATATCTGGATCGCAGAGAACACTAGAAGATGGAACGATTGCTATAGAAAATAAGATTTTTCACGTTAACCCCGGCATTAATCAATCGAACGCATCTGCATTCGGCGGCGTTGTTTCTGCTTCTGTTGGAACTGGTCGAGACCAAACGGTACATTGTGAATGGCTCGG